TGCTGCAACTGTTGATAATGTAGAAATAGTTCAAAGTGTATTGAGTGGCATTAATAGTGCTGGCGTAAATCTGTATCAGGGATATTAATAAATGGCAAAACGTAAAAGTGAAAACTTTTTACCACAAACTTTCAGAACTTTAAGCAATCGTAGATTCTTAAATGCCACTATGGACCCACTGATTCAGGAGCCAAGTCTTAAGAAGATGTATGGTTATATTGGACAACAGGACCAAAGTCCTGTTTTCAATAAAGATGATTACTATATTAATGAAAACGATAGCTACAGCCAGTTCTATCAACTAGAACCAGGCGTTGTAATCAAGAAACGTCAATATGGCACAAATACATACAAGATTGATAATGTTTATAATTATGTTGATTTACTAAATCAAATTGCTGCTGATGGTGGCTTAAACAACAATCATGATAGATTATTCAGCAATCGTTATTATAGCTATAATGGTTTTATTGATCTCGATAAGTTAACCAACTATCGTCAGTATTATTGGGTGCCAGGTGGTCCACTAACAGTTGATGTTACTGCAGAAAACACACCTACACAAAAAGATTTTTATATTCATCGTAACAGTTATGTTACTAACAATGAAACCGAATTACAAAGTGCTGCACTAGGTGCAACAGGTTATAGTGTAGATGGTTATACAAATGTTATTAATCCTACACTTACACTAGTTCGTGGTGGCAGTTATAGCTTTTATGTAAACCAAGATACAGATTTCTGGATTCAAACTGAAATTGGAACCAGTGGTGAAAGCAGCGTCCAGAATAATATTTCAACACGTGATGTATTAGGTGTTAGCGATAACGGAGCAAAAAGCGGAACAATTACTTTTACGGTTCCACTAAGCACAGCACAAGATTATCTTATTAACTATCCAACACTTAGTCAAACTGTTGATTTAATTGTTGATAATATTACATATGAACAATTACAAGGACAAAATTATGATTCATTTATTTTGTCAAATAGTTTAGATGGTGTTCGTGCATTTGATGGCAAGTATATTGTGCTAACAAGCACAACTGGTTGGGGTGATGTTGATCCTACACAATGGGGCGGTGTGTGGCGTATTAACGTTGGCAATGATCCAACTGCACCTGATTATCGTTTAATGAATTTAACATATCTCACTGATTGGACAGTGTTAAACAAGGTATTTGTTACACAGGGTGATGTATATGGTCACGTTTATGCATACAAAGATTTGTTTGGTATAGTTCAAAAGTTTCCTACTCTAAGTGCTGCACAAAGTCTTTTATATTATGTTGACGCTACAAATCCATTGGTATATGGACAGATTCAATTAGTTGATCCACAACCAAATAGTTTGTTAAATGTCAACGATATTATTGGTCGCAAAAACTATACAAGTCCAAACGGTGTACAATTTACAAGCGGACTTAAAGTAAAGTTCACTGGTGTTGTTGTGCCACAAGAATACCAAGGCAACGAATATATTGTTGAAGGCGTGGGTAATGCGATTAAACTTATAAAATATAGTGATCTTGTTACACCAGAAACAATTAATACTAATCTTGGCAGTTCATTCGGTAACAGTCGTGGTTATGATGCTGATGGCACAGGGTTTGATGGTACTACAAATAGTCCTGAACAAAAAGATTATATAACAATCAATCGTGCAAGTGTAGATGGCAATAGTTGGAGTCGTAATAACCGTTGGTTTCATCGTGATGTGCTACAAGCAGCAGCAAACTATAACAATGTAAACTACAGCTTTGATAGTAACCAACAAGCAAAACGTCCAATCGTTGAGTTCTCACCAAATCTTAAACTTTATAACTATGGAACAAACTATGCAGGTGCGGTTACTTGTATTGATAGTGTTACTACAAGTGCTTTCTCACAAGTAGAAGGTTTCAACAGTTATGCAGTAAAAACAAACGGTGTTTATAATAGTGATGGCATACAGCTACTAAATGGCTTAAGTGTTATCTTTACACAAGAAACCGATCCTGTAAAACGTGCTACATTATATCGTGTACAAAATAACAAAACACGTGCAAGTGCAACCTATAATAAAAATACTAATGCATTTTCTAATAATGGCAATAACTATCTTAACATTAATGATATTGCACATCTTGCAGTGGGACAGCATGTTACTGGACTAGGTATTCCGAATTATACTACAATTATAAGCATTGATTCTGTTTACGACCGTGTTTATATTAGCAATAACTTAACACAAGATGTGCCTGCTACTACTACAATTACTTTTGATAACAGTTACGACCAAATACATCTTGTTCCTATCAAAACATTTACGAATGGTGATAGTGTTGTTGCAATGGAAGGTGTTACCAATCAAGGCAACATGTTCTATTATGTAGATGGTGAATGGAAAATTGCTCAAATACGTAATAGCCGCCCACAATTTCCACTGTTTGACATCATTGATAAAAATGGTTACAGTTTTGGTAACCAAACAGTTTATGCAAGTAGTGACTTTAATGGTAGTGAATTATTTGGTTATGCGGTTGGAACTGGAAAGCGTGATAGTGAATTAGGTTTTCCACTTGTATACAAGAGTATTGGTAATCTTGGTGATATTGTTTTCAAAAACTTTTATCAAACCGATGTATTCAATTATAGTTTAAATCAAGTTGACCAAAAAGAAAGCATTAACCAAGGTTTTGCTGCTGTCATCATTGGATGGAACAACTATACTCTCGCAAACGGTTGGTCACGTGTAAGTGATAAGTCTAAACAATACATTACAAAAGTTTTCACTGCAAGTGCAGTTCAACTTAATAACTTTGATCTTAAAGTTGTGTATGATAACAGCTATTATGAAAACAATATATTTGTTTATGTAAATGGTGCACTACAATCAAATACAACTTATACACTTAAAACAAGTAGCACAACAAGTGTTATTCTCTTTGATCAAGACTTGAATGTTGATGATCGTGTATTTGTTAAAATTTATGGCACAAGTAGCGTTTATAAAGAAACATATACTATGCCACGCAATCTCACTAACAACAGTGAGAACACAGAATTTACAACTATTACACTAGGTCAAGTTCGTAACCATTTGATTGAAATTGGTAACAATCTGCTAGACCTTGTTGGTGAACCTGCTGGTGCAAATAACTTCCGTGACTTAAACTACAATTATGTTGGTGGTAAATTGCTACAACACAGTGCAAGTATGCGACCATCTGCACTGCTGTTTGCTGATCATGATGTAGACCCACTACAATTTATTCGTTATGCTAGTGATAGTTATAACATCTTTAAAAATCAGTTACTGAATTATATCAGTAGTACAGAGTTTCCAAATCCAAAAGATTATCGTGATAGTTTGGATATGGTACTAGCAGAATTTAATAAAGTAGCTAACATTGGTCAGCCATTCTATTATACTGATATGCTTGGTTTTGGTACTAATTTTATCAAGAATGTTTATACAGTTGCGAACACAACATATCGTCGTTATAATCTTACACAAGATTTTGCAGATGATAATAAAGGTTATCGTTCACTATTAGTTTATCTTAACGGTGTGTTGCTACTTAAGAATGTTGATTATACTATTGGCAATCGCACAATTACTATTAATGATAGTGTCACACTTGTTCGTAATGATCAAGTTGAAGTATATGAATATACTAGCACACAAGGTTGTAATATTCCTTCAACGCCAACTAAACTTGGCATGTATCCAAAGTTCAAGCCTGAAATACTGACAGATAATACCTATGTAACGCCAACCATTGGTGTTATTGGTCACGATGGTAGTTTCACAAAAGGGTTTGGTGATTATCGTGATAATATTCTACTTGAGTTTGAAAAACGTGTTTACAATAATATTACTACAACATATGCTGAAGACAGCGATGTTGATTTAAGCAGTGTTGTGCCAGGCGCTTTCCGTGTTACTAATTATTCAATTGATGAATGGACACAGCTACTTGCACCATCATATTTGCGTTGGGCACATATTAACAATGTCGATATCTTTACTAATTCAACCATCACAGGTGATCCATTTACATTTAACTATGCAACTGGCACAGATAAACTATTTGGAAACCCAGTGCCAGGTTATTGGCGTGGTATCTACAAGTATTTCTATGATACTGATCATCCGCATACTAAACCATGGGAAATGTTAGGTTTTACACAACAGCCATCATGGTGGCAGAATCGTTATGGACCAGCACCATATACCAGTGAAAACGGCGTGTTATGGAGTGATCTTGAAGCTGGTTATGTTTATAACGGTAATCCAAATGCTGCATACTACAATACTCGCTATGCAAGACCTGGTTTAACAAGTATTATTCCTGTTGACGAACATGGTAATTTATTGAATCCAAACTTTTCAGTATTGCGCAACTATGATGCAAATTATGCTGCACAGAATTGGGTAGTAGGTGACCAAAGTCCAGCAGAAACTGCATGGCGTCGTAGCGTAGATTATCCATTTGCTGTTATGATGGCATGGTGTCTTGCTAAGCCAGCAGAATGGACTGCACTAAAGTATAATACTCGTGACCTTGCTTATAATTCACTGTTAAACCAGTTCATTAACAAGAAGTATAATAATCGTCAATTTGATTTTAGTGCAACGGGTGACGCTGATTTTATTCCTGGTTACAATGTTTGGTTGCGTGATTATCTAACAAACAATAATCTTGATATTACAGAAAACTGGATCAATGTAGCAGAGAATAGTACATTCAATCTTGTTTACAAGATGGGTGCTTTTACTGATAAGAGTTATCTAACTATTGTTGCTGACCAAGTAAGTCCACAAAGCACAAACAGCAGTGTTATTATTCCACAAGAAAACTATACTGTTAAAGTAACAAAGAGTGCACCTGTTGCACGTGCTGTGTATAGTGCAGTTATTGTGCAGAAAGTTACAAATGGTTATCAAGTAAGTGGATTTGATCGTGAACGTCCATACTTCTTAACTATTCCAAGTCGTGTAAGCAATAACAACTATACTATTAGTGTTGGTAATGAACGTGCTATTGTATATCAAGATAGCAGCGACAATGTTTATAGTTACCCATATGGCAGTATCTTTAACACAAAACAACAAGTAGTTGATTTTCTTGTAAGTTATGGTCGTTATCTTGAATCACAGGGTTTTGCATTTGACGAACTGTTGAGTGACAAGACTACTAAAAGTGATTGGGTTCTAGGTGCAAAAGAATTTTTATTCTGGAACCAACAACAGTGGGGCAATGATACAATTATTTCCTTAACTCCTGCTGGTACAAATATTAAATTTGTAAGTGCATTTGGTGTTGTTGATACGCTATCAAACACAAACAATTATACTAAAGTTATTAATAGTGATAACGTTACGCTAACTGGTAGTGATTATCGTGTGTATCGTGATGATAATCTATTCCAACTTGAATTAAAGAACGCACAAAAAGGTGTGCATCTTATTGATTTGACAATTATTCAGTATGAGCATACACTTATACTTGATAACAGTACTGTGTTTAATGATATTCTTTATGATGAACAAGTTGGTAGTCGCCAATTCCGTTTACGTCTTGATGGCGCAAAAACCAATGATTGGAATGGTAGCCTATACGCACCTGGTTTCTTTGTAAACGTAAGTGATATTCCACAGTGGGTTGCTTATACTGATTATTATAAAGGCGATATTATTCTATTCAAGAATCAGTATTATAGTGCACAAGATTTTATACCAGGTACTGCACAATTTAAAAGTAGTAGTTGGTATCTAATTAATGGCGATTTACTAAGCAAAAACCTTATTCCAAACATGGCATCGGGTGCGGCACAGTTCGTCAACTTCCATGATCCAGATACAACTGATCTTAATAGTGCTGCTGATTTGTTAAGCAAGAGCGAAACAGGATTTAGTCCACGCCAATACTTTGCTGATTTAGGTTTGGATAATACAAGCCAATATAAATTTTATCTTGGTATGGTAAGTCAAAAGGGAACACAGGCTGTTCTCAATGCTTATCTTCGTAACAAGCAAAAACGTATTGACAGTGATATCAAGTTGGTTGAACAATGGGCAATTAAACTTGACAGCTATGGTGGCACAAACAAGAACGATAAGTTAGAATTTAATATCGGTAACGCAATTACAATTAATAATCAATACCTATTTGAACTTATTAACCAACATGACCAACGCATTGCTGATACTAATACAATTAAGCCAAGTGATTTGTTATATAAGCCACGTGCATATACACCAGACATATTTGCAAAGACACAAAACAATAAACAAGTTATACCTACTGCTGGTCCAGTAAATCCAAATGATGTTGACGCAACTGTTTACGATATCAATAAGATTTACAACATAAGCGCACTTAATACTATACTAAGTGAAGGCAGTAAAGTATGGGTCGCCGCTGATAGTGCTAATCAATGGGGTGTATATCGTTTAAGCCAAACTGGTCAAGTATTTGTAACTTATATTAATCAATTGAGTCCAACTGAATTGCAGTTCACTACAAATCTACCACATAATTTAAGTCAATATGATTATATTATGTTAAAGAATGGTCGTCTTTCTGCGCCAACAACTGGCGGTAATGTCACTGACATGAGTGGCTTCTATCGTGTTAGAAGCGTTACTAATACAACATTTAATGTAAAGATTGCTGATAATACAACTATTGGAACTGGCGCACTCAGTGCAATACTTTATAAACTAGTAGATGTTCGTTATACAACCGCAAATGATTTTACTAATTTTGTTCCTGTTCGTGGTTGGAATAACAATGAAATTGTTTATATTGATAACGGACCTGATGGTTATAATGTGCTACAAAACAGCAATAGTTGGGTTTATACACAAACAAAGAGTCCAGTATTCACCGCACCAAGTGATAACTTTGGTAGCAGTGTAAGAATTAATTCAACACAAGGTTTTGCCATTGTTGGCGCAAGTGTTAAAAACGGAACTGGCAGTGCTTTCGTATATGGTAAACGTGAAGATAATTCATTCCAAGAAATTGGTATTCTTGCGCCAGACAGTCGTATCACGACCTTTGGTGCAAATGTTGATATCAATGATAGTAACTATGCTATTGTAAGTGCACCAAGTGCATACAAAGGTATTGTTTATGCAGCTAACGTAAACAGTCAGCAAGTTAAACTAACACAAGCAATTCACTATGACAATCTTTATGCTATCAGTGCTGGATTTAGTCAAACAAATAATAGCATTTTGCTCACAACAGTTTATAGTTTTGATAGCACTGCAAATATTGCTGCTCAAGCAAGCTATAGTGTAGCTAACTTCAAGGTTGGCATGGGTGTTGGTGGCTTAGGTGTAAATGCTGGCACAGTTATTACAAGCATTACAACTAAAGCAACAACTAATGACATTGTTCTTTCTGCATCAAATGGTAATAGCAGCATTTACAGTGTAACCAATGGCACTTCTGCTACAATACTACAAGCAAACAGCAGCATTTATACTACACTTTATGCAAACGTTACAAGTGCCAACGCTAATGTTTATATCGGTAATACTGGACAAAGTATTACTGGTATTATGGCAAACACTATGCCTGTTATTGGTAATGGTATTCCAAGTGGAACTTATATCGCAAACATCAGTAACATCACTGGTTACAAAGTTCTTACATTAAGTAGCAACGTAACTGTTCCAAGTGGTAGCTTATTAACATTCGTAAGCACCAATGCTGGTGTTGTTCAAAGCGGTGTTAGCAGTGTTGCTACCAGTTCTAATAACCACTTTATTGTAAGTGGTGCTACAAGTCTATATGGCGTTGCAAATGGTCAACCATTTATTAGTCCAAGTTTAGCAAATGGTACTGTAATCAGTAATTTGTTTATTGGTTCTGCTTATAACATTCTTGGTGTAAGTGACAATGTAAACATTGGTGCATCTACAAAAATTGCAATCTATCCAAATGTTAAACCTACAAGTAATTTTGGTTATAGCATTAGCACAAGTGGCGATGGTAAATGGTTGTATGTTGGTGAACCAACAACAAATAGTGTGTATGTTTACAAATATACATATGTCAATGCAAACAGTAGTCTGCGTCAAGGTGACGGTTCACAAACCAGTTTTAGTTATCCAAGCGGCTCAACTGGTAGCGCACTTGATATTAAAGTTTATGTAAATGGTGTTCTTAAAATACCAAACTATGATTATATTAAAACACCTGGTCAAGATATCATTACATTTGATATCGCACCGAGTGCAAGTGATATTATTAATCTTGTTTATGAAGACCATTATGCAGAAGTTAATCGCATAGTAACAGATGACCCTGATGCAAGTGGTTTTGGCAGCAGTGTAAGCACAAACTATGATGGCAGTGTTGTTGTCATTGGTGCAGCTAATAGTAGCGTAAACAGCGTAACAACTCTTGCAAATAGTGGTAAGACTTATATCTTTGACCGTACTGCTGAAATATTTGTTGCAAATGGCAGTGCTACAACATTCCAATTAAGTAATGCGCTTAGTAGTCTTACAACAATCACAACACCAAATCTTATTACACATCCAAGTGTAACAGTTGATGGTGTTGATACAGTTGCCGCATTTAATTATACTACAAATCAAGTTAGTTTTGCTGCAGCACCGCAACGTGGTAGTATTGTTCGTGTAGAAACAAATCAGTTTGTTAATACTGTAATCAGTTATACCGACGTTGGACAAGAAAACAGCAACTATGGTACTGCTGCTAAGATAAACCGTGATGGAACTACTGCATTTAGTGGTGCGCCTGGTTATGCTACAAGCAGCACACAGAATGGTGCTGTATTCCGTTTAATTAATACACCAAGAATGTATGGTAATGTAGTTGGTAGTAAAACTGGTTGGAGCATTGCTGCAAACAGTACAATACGAATCAATGATTATCTTGTAACATTTGGTCAAACTTTTAGACCACCATATGCTCCGATTTATTATAGAAGCAATGTTGACCAAGTAGTAACAACAATAAACAATGCTAACATACCATATGTTACTGCTGGCAAAACACCAAATGGTGCTATCTATATTAGTAGCAGTGATACAACTGCAGTGCCAATGTTACGTTTACGCAATGATGGCAGTGATATTCTTGGAACATTTGGTATTTCACAGTGGAACTTGGTTCAAAAATTTACTAATCCAATTGCACAAGACACTGCACGTTTTGGTGAAATACTTGCACTAAGTCCAGATGCAAATAGTATGGTTGTTGGTAGCACGCTATCAAATACAAAAACAACAGTTACATTCGATAGTAAGAACACTACATTTGACCGTTACGGAACACGTTTCCGTGATACTGTATATCGCAGCGGCGCAGCGCATCTTTATGAATATCAAGCAGTTGCAAATGAAAGTGCCACAAACTATGGTAGCTTTGCTTATGCAAGTCTCGTTCAAGATCAATTTGCAAACAGCTATGACCGTTATGCAAGTGGCGTAGACATTAGTGATAACTTCTTAATGGTTGGTGCACCACATGCACATCTGCTTGGCAATCCAGTTGGTGCAATGTATATCTATTATAATCACAATGCTGCACCTGTATGGCAAACTATTCGCAGTGGTGGTGTTAACTATGACAGTCGCAATATTGACCGTGTTTACCTTTATAACAGCACCACAGCAAGATTAATTACTGAATTACCAGTGCTTGATTTACCACATGGTTATCTGCCAAACAGCAGTGAAAGTTATATTGATTACACAGTTAACTATGATCCTGCTGTTTACAATCAAGTTCCAACAACTATTAGTTTCAGCTATGACCGCAAGAATGCTTGGGGCAGTGAACAAGTTGGTAAACTTTGGTGGGATATCAATAGCATCAAGTATTACGATAATACGCAAGGTGATAATGTTCAACGTTTTAACTACTGGGGTCTTGCTTTCCCAGCAAGCACCATTAACATTTATGAGTGGATTGAAAGCGATGTTCAACCAAAGAATTATATGGGCAGCAGCGCAAGTAATACACCACTCTATACAATCAATGATGTTTATAGTTCACAAATTACAATTGACGAAAAAACTGGACAAGCAGTTACCAAATACTATTTTTGGGTAAAGAATAGTATTCTTGCAAATACAAAACGTCCAAGTGCACGTGAGATTCAAACTGCGCTTATAAGTCCACGTAATAATAATGAACCATTTGCGGCAGTAATCAACAAGAACGCTATTGGTATCTTTAACTCACAGAATCTTGTAAGCGTTGATACTAATCTTGCTATTGAATACAAAAACACTCTTGAACCACAACTTATCCATGGTGAATGGACTATGTTTGATGATGGCAGTGATTTAGGCGTTGCAATTGAGTTCTTGAATAAGTTAAACGATAGTTTAACAGGACAAGATGTTAGCGGTCGTATTGTTCCAGACTTTAATCTTCCTATCGGTCAAAAGTATGGCATGAGTGTTGATTTACGTCAAAGCCTATTCAAAGACAATTACTATGCACGTATGTTGTTCATTGAAAAAATCAACCAGATTTGTATCAAATATCCAATGGTACTGACACGCAGTGATGCTATTGCTCAGTTAAACAATATTGATCCAATACCTAGCTCAACTGAATACACACTAACTGTTAATAACTTAACAGAATTGAGTTATATCAACACCGTTGCTTATCCTATTGGAACACAAGTTCTTGTTCTACAAGATAGCAACAGTTATAATAACGGTTGGAGTTTGTTCAAACTGGTTTTTAACACGGTAAGTTATGCAAGACGTTGGGAATATGTTCGTGTTCAAACTTACAATGTAAATGATTATTGGACATATGCTGATTGGTATAGCACAAAATATAATTCACAAGCACCAGTAAACCATACTGTAACAACTGAAAATGACATTGCTAATTTAACATTGAATGTAAATGATTTGATTTATGTTACTAATAGTAATAGTGGTGGTTGGAAATTAGTTCTTGTAAACACAAATGATCTTGAATTGGTTGCACAACAAAATGCAACTATCCAATTTACTTCAAATCTTTATAATCTTGCTGCGGCCGCACAAGGATTCCAAACAAGTAGTTTCCAAAGTGTAGGATTTGATACCGATAGCAGTCTTGAGTTCAGTACTATATTTGCTGTAATTCGTGATTATCTTCTTATCAATGAATATCGTAGTGAATACAAAGAATCTATTGCACTGCTTATTGATATTGTAGCAAGTCAACACCAACAAACAGATTGGATGATGAAAACAAGTCTAGTTGACCTGTATCATCGTGTTCGTGGTCTTGATCAACTTCCTGTGTATCTGCCACAACCAGAAAACACGGTTACTGACTTCTTTAATGAAGTTAAACCATATCATACAAAAATAAAACAATATGTTGCAATATATGATAACGGTAATAATATTGATACAGCATATGCAAGCATCACCGACTTTGATTTACAACCATATAAAAATAGCTTAACTGGTCAATATCGTAGTCCACAATTAAGTAATAGCATTGACACTGATACATTGAATAATACAGCAGTTTATCAACCATGGTTAAACAATCACAAATATGGTATTGATCTTGTTACAATGGTTGGTGGCGGCGCTGGTTATGATGGTTCAACTACTGCTGTTGTTATTGGTGATGGAACTGGCGCTGTTGTTAAGCCATATATTCTTAATGGTAGTGTTTACTATATAGAAGTTATCAAATCTGGTCAAGATTATACATATGCTAACATTGAAATTTATGGTATTGGTGTTGGAGCCAAGGCTGAAGCAGTAATAGGCAGCAGCTTTTCAAGAAATATGAATGCAACAATAAAGTTTGATCGCAATCAATATTTCAACAATATACGAGATTGGACAGCCAACACAAGTTATGCTGTGAACGATACAATTGTTCATAATGCAACACCATATAGATGCATTACAGCACATACCAGTGGTTCTACTTTTGATGCTACAAAATTCTTAGTGTTGATTGTTAAGGTTTGGTATCCAAAAACAACTTATAATTTAAATGATATTGTTGTTTACAATAATAGTAGCTATGTTGTTACTACTGCATTTACAAGCGGATTAACATTTAGCACTACTAACATGTCAACTTATAGCGGTATATGGTTAGATAATGCTTGTGACCGTGTGTGGGCTTACTATGCACCATTAAGTGGTATGGCAGGTCGTGACCTTGCACAAGTTATGACAGGAATCTACTATCCAGGTAATCAAGTAATTGGACCAGGATTTAATCAAGTTCCAGGTTATGATGTTAACTACTATGACTATATTCCATATGATTATTCAACTAAAGATGGTGAAAATGTAGTTGACATTTATGGTGTTCAAAGTGAAGATACCATCATTCGCAGTTTGTTTACCGATACTGGTTTAGGTCTGCGTCCGCAAGATATTGATGTTGTTGGTGGCGGATTCATTGACACATATAGCAGTCATGCGCCAGAAGAATTAGTGCCTGGTCAACTTGTTGATACATTAGATATCAAGGTCAATACATTGCCTGACCGCAATGGTGGACCAGATATTATGATCTTTACAAGCAACTATGTTGGTAGCAATACATTTAGTTTTGATCCAGCAATAACTGGTGTAACATTACCACAAGGTGGCATTGAAAAGTTCTATGTGATTGATCGTAACTTAGGACCAATTGCTGAAACATATCACTATACAGTTAACTATCAAGCAAAGACAATCACAACAATTTATACACCAGCAACTGGAACATTCTTTTATGTTATGATGATTGGTAGTGATGGTATAAATCCAGTTGACGATCTTGATTTTTATGCAGATGGCGTGCAAACGGATTTTGATATTCCAGATTTTGTTACAACGCCAATCCAACAAGCATATGTAAAGATTAATGGACAATTGGTAACCAACTGGAGTTTAGTAAACAAACTTGAAAACGGCAGAACGCTACTTGCTGTAAGATTTAATACTGCGCCAAATGCAAACGATTATGTTCAAATTCATCTTTATAATGTAGCAATTGGAACTACAGCATATAGCGAATGGTATGAGCAAACATTTGTCATTCCAAATGCAACTTATCCAATAAACTATAATTTTACGTTAAACCGTGCAGAATTTTATGTTGAACCTGTAAGTTCATTCCCGATTGTTCGTCTAAACGGCAGTGATTTACTACCACCACAACAAAGTTATTATTTTGGTGATGGCGTAACTACTAATTTTAGCATGACTAATAGTTGGGTTGAAACAATTGCAAATATTGTTGATCCTGAAATTATAGTTGTAGTTGATGGCGTAACACAGGTCTTTAATCAAGATTATACTGTTTATCATGATCCAACAAATACAGCTACACCAGTTATACAATTTACCAATGCTCCAACAAGTGGTGCAAGAATTGTAATAAGTGATAGCAGCCAGTGTGACTTTAAGATTTATGGTAACCAATTGTGGATTAGTCCACAAGTGACCATTACTAATAATAGTAAACTTACTGTATTAACACAAGGCAATCATGATCCTAATGAGCAGTATACTAAATTATTCAGCGGTAGCACAAGTTCAACTAGCGTTATTGATAACGGTCTTGATACTACTGGATTTGATAGTGTTGGATTTGATAATGAATTAAGCAGTTATATTGGTGCAGTATATTATACTTTACCACGTGCTGTAACAAATATTAATCAAATTTATATTACACACAAAGCACCATTTACAACTGGTGGTTTTCCACTATTACCATATCGTGATTTCAAATTGGTAACTCCAACTACAATCGTGTTGGATACTGCACTTAATATCAGTGCTACCAGTGTTATCACTGTTCGTGTATTTGGTGACCCAGTGCGTCAAAGCACTCTTGAATACAGAATATTCAAGGATATGCGTGAAAATACAAGAATTTATGGTGTAAAGTCAAAGAAACCTATTCTAACACAAAACTTAGCTGCAAATGCCAGTTACATTTATGTTGATAATGTAAATTATCTGCAATCACCTGGTAACACTGCTAACAATGCTGGTATAGTTATTATTAATGGTGAGCGTATTTCTTATGGCATATTGGATCGTGTTAATAATCGTTTAGGTAATCTGCGTCGTGGAACTGCTGGTACTGGCACACCTAATCTAACTGTAAAAGGCACCGCCGTTTATGATAGCAGTAGCACATTAGAAATACCTAATACACGTGAAACTTATGTTCAAACACCTGTTGCAACTTATATCAGTAGTGGATTGTTTACAACATATGCTAACAGTTATACCAATAATAATATCGTTAATAGAACCCTACCACTTGTTCCAATCATGAATAATAGTGCAAATGCAGTTGTTCAAGTAAGTGTTGTTAAAAATTCAACAACACTTGCAGCAAATAGCGATTATGTAATAAGTGGAAACAGTGTTATTATTAATAGCAATGTAAACTTAGGAACTTTTGCACTTGCAAATATTACTAGTAGTAATGGTAACATTTATATAAGCAACACTTATACAACTGTAAGCAATGTAATGATTGGTCAAAAAATTGTTGGAGGTAACTTATATCCATCAACTACTATTACCAATGTAAGTAATGCTGCGCCATACATTGTTATTGGAATTAGCAGTAATCAAACTGTAAATGCTAATGCAAATCTACAGATTCTTGATACTGTTACTGTAAATCAAGGTGTATCAAATAAAATGTTGGTTGCTGCAAATAGTTATATAAGACAAGGAACAATGATTCAAGGGATTGGCACAAGTCTACAAGACTCAACAACCCCATATGCAGAGTTTATAAGGTCACAGTAATGAAAAAACCAGAGCAAATTAAACCAATAAATACATCTACTGGTATAGATAGTGGAAAACAGAAAATGAATCAGCCTAATGAACGTGGTGGTATTGCCCTAAGTGGACATATAAAGATATTTGACCCGCAAAGTGGTGAAGTATTTGTAAACAAGCGCAATGCTATTCACTATGAAAACTTCAGTTATGCACTTGCACAAAGTGTAAGCAATGCACAACAAGGTTGGATTCATGAAATGGCATTCGGCAATGGCGGAACTTCTGTAGACCCAACTGGTGTTATTACATATCTACCAACAAATACTACTGGCAGCAACAGCGCATTATATAATCAAACTTATTACAAGGTTGTTGACAATTATAGCATTTACAATAATGATCCAACACGCAATAAGATTGAAATTCGCCACACTGCTGGTACAGTTTATAGTGATATCTTTATTACTTGCACACTTGATTATGGTGAACCAAGTGGTCAACAGGCATTTGATAACACCACAAACTTTAATGATACGTTTGTGTTTGACGAACTTGGTATTAAAAGTTGGAATGGTTCAACGGTTGATAAGGGTAACTTGTTGACTCACGTTATTTTCCATCCTATTCAAAAGAGTTTGAATCGTCTTATACAAATTGATTACACGATTCGTGTTCAAACATTAACCAACTTAAGTTCGCAGGTATAACGCATGACTTTTTATATTAACTATACAAACGGTGCCAATTTAACTGCAATCAGCGATGGTACAATTAATACTACATCAACAAGTTTAACGCTTATTGGTAAAAACTTTCCAACTTATGGTCAGTTGTTAAACCAAGATTTGGTTAGTATGTTAGAAAATTGGGCAAATACTACAAGTCCAAACTATCCGCTTGTTGGACAATTGTGGTATGATAGTGGCAATAATGTAATTAAGTATTATCGTGGTGGTGCCGCAAGCAATTATTGGCAAGATGTTGCTAATATTCTTTATAGTAGTTCAACTCCAAGCAGTCCACAGCAAAATGATTTCTGGTGGGATAGCACAAATCAACAGTTAAAATATTATGATAATCGTAATTGGATTACAATCGGTCCACAGACTACCAATGATGGTTTAAATCGTGTTAGTGGAACAAATAGCTTTATCGTGCAGATCGGCGGCAACAATGTGTTTACAGTTGATGCTAATGGTCGTGTAAATGCTGCTTACAATCCTGTTGTTCAGGCATATGGTTTTGCAACTGGAACACCTTTTACTGGTAGTGGATTACTAACTCCACAAACAGTAATACCAGCAACAGTATCAGTTAATGTTGGCAGTTATTTTAATGGTAGCACTGGTATTTTTACTTGCCCAGTAGCTGGAATTTATCAAGTAACTGGAACTGCAATAAGTTTAGGTTATAATAGCACACCAGCACCATATCAAAAGATTGAATGGTGGAAGAACGGTGTAACAACTTATATTAGTTGTCAAGCACAAAATCCAGCCAGTATTACGAGTGAAAGTTTTGATACACCAATGATTGCTACTGGATATGTACAATGTGCAGTTGGCGATACATTGCAATTAATCATGGCTGCTGATTCAAACGGTCAAATTGACAATAACAACTCAACCCTCAGTATAAGATTAGTTGCTTAACCAATAAATAATATTGGGTAAACAGCATGTCATATAACATTAGAAACTTTGCAGGAACTGTAACATACACTGTCAACGACAGTACTGCTAATACTAACGCAGTTAGTCTAACGCTTTTGGGTAAAAGTTTGCCCAATTACGGAACTTATTTTAACCAAAACTTTGTTTGGTTAACGGAAAACTTTAGCAGTGATAGTGCCAATCCTCCTCCATATCCAGTTCAAGGACAATTATGGTGGGATAGCACTTATAAATTTTTAAATGTTTATAATGGTAGTACTTGGCAAACCGTTTATGGTAATTTGGCAACATTAAATGTTAATGGCGCTGTTACACTAAGTTCATTGACCGCAACAAATGCTACAATTACAAATTTTAATAGCACCACTGGTATATTTGCTGGTGACATAAATGTAAACGGTGGTGATATATTCACTACATCTACCTATGGTAATCTTTATAATGCAAACTCTACTACAGTTAATATCGGTGGCGCAGCTACAACTGTAAGCATTGGTGCAGTAACTGGCAGAACAACAATTAATAACGATGCCGCAGCTGATAACTTCTATGCAACTGGCGGTGGACAACTTGTTGGTTATCACACTGGTGCAATAGGTGCCAATGTTCCAAACAGTGGTGCATTTACTACTCTTACAACAAGTGGAACATTGACTGCTTCTGGACAAGTAATTGGATATTTTAATGGAGCAATTGGTGCAAACGCTCCAAATACTGTTGTTGCTACAAGTATTACAACAAGCAGTGGCGGTCAACATATTGGCTATCTAACTGGTGCAATCGGTGCTAACACTGCAAATAGCGGTGCATTTACTACAATTGCTGCTACTGGTAATATTACTGCACAAACTGCAAATGTTTATGGTGCGTATCATATAGCAAATACTGCAACTTATAGTGCTGCTTATTATTGGGCAAACGGTGTTACATTTGCAAGTTCAACCTATGGCAATACTCAAGTTGCTGCCTATCTTCCAACATATAGTGGAACATTTGGTACATTAAGTGGATTGACTATTGGCGGTGCTATTCTTCCAAGTGCTAATGCAACTATTAATATTGGTAGTGCAAGTAGTCAGTATTTTAATAACATTTATGCTGGCAGTTTTTACGGAACAAATTTTTACGGAACATCAACCACTGCAAAATATGCCGATTTGGCCGAAAAATACTTACCTGATACAGAATATAAAGTCGGAACTGTTATGATGGTCGGTGGTAGCGCAGAAGTTACTCAACATAACGGTGGTAGTATTCGTGCAATTGGTGTAATTAGTGAATATCCAGCATATAAGATGAATAGTGATCTTGATGGTGGTGTTTATGTTGCACTTAAGGGTCGTGTTCCAGTAAAGGTATTGGGACCAGTTAAAAAAGGTGATTCCTTGGCTGGCACTGCACATGGAATTGCATATTCACAAGCAGAAACTACAGCAACAACTTTTGCAATTGCACTAGAAAATTATACCAATACAGATATTGGATTGATTGAGGCGGTGATACTATAATGCGAAGTATATTTCTTTCTTCACGTGTAAATGCTGGATCAGTTACTTTTAACAGCAGCACTACATGGACACCACCATTTGGTGTAAGACGTGTTAGCATAACTGGTGTTGGCGGTAATGGTGGCAACGGTGGCAACGGCGGCGTTGGTGGACAAGGCGGACAAGGTGGACGTGGTAATAGTGGTAACGCTGGCACAAATGGCGTAGCTGGCAGCGGTGGTGCTGGTGGAACTGGTGGTCAAGGCGGTGGTTTTGGACAAGGTGTAAGAACATCTACGGGTTATACCACAACTAATGAAGGTGCGGGTGGCACAGGTGGCGCAGGTGGTAATAGCGCAAATGCTGGTAGCGCAGGTCAAAACTATGCCAACGAATGGGGTCGTGCATACGGTGGTGCTGGTGGTAATGGCGCTGGTGGTAATGGTGGTGCTGGTGGTGATAGTAGCACTGACGGAACAAATGGAACAATGGTATTCCACAGCGGTGGAGGCGGCGGTGGCGGTGGCGGAGGCGGCGCAGGAGCCGCTGGTAATTCTGGCACAAGCGGAACTGCTGGTAACGGTGGAACTTCTGGTAATAGTGGTTTACAGGGCGCAACTGGAAGTAGTGGCGCAGCAGGCAATGCAGGTAATGCAACATCACTTGTTGGCATAGCTTCGTTCTACGGAAATAATGGCGGCACTGGCGGTAATGGTAGCACAGGCGGTGCTGGTGGTGCTGGTGGTGTTGGTGGCACTGGTGGCAGTGCTGGCAATGCTGGTACACCAGGTAATGCAGGACAAGCTGGCGGCGGCGGCGGCGGCGGCGGTGCTGGAGGTGCCTACAACACACTCGGTCGTGGTAGTGCTGGCAATCCAGGTGCTGCTGGTAATACTAATGGCGCAAGTGCTGGAACTGGTGGTGCAGCAGGTTATGGATCATCTACTGGAAATGACGGTGCATCTGGAAACGCAGGCACTAGTGGTGCAGCAGGTAATGCAGGATCGAATGGAACTGGTGCAGGTAATGGTGGTGTAGGTAGTGTAGGAACGCAAGGTGACTATGCCGCTTCTGCTGGAAATGGTGCCAATGCTGCAACAAGTAATTCTACCACTACAACCGTAACTGTAAGACCATTTACAACTTACACAGTAACAATAGGTTCTGCTGGTAACGGTGGAAGCGGTGGAAGTGGCGGTAGTGGTGGTGCAGGTGGAACAGGTGCGTCTACTGGTGCTACGGGTTCTACAGGTACATCTGGCAATAGCGGTAATAGTGGTAACAATGGTTCTATGACTATTTCTTGGTCTAACCAATAATAGAGGATACAAATTATGAGTATATTAAAAATTAAAGATATTTGTTTAGTAACAGGTTTATCAAATGATAATGGTGAATGTCGTGCTGCATATGATTGGATGAAAGAAAAGAATCTTGATTTTCAACATCTATCATACTATGAACCTGGTCAGCATGATGAATTGTTTGCAAATTACAATACTTGGGTACCAGGTATGAATCTCAATAGATTTCCATTTGTTCATTATACGGAAATTGATGACAATTACAACAGTAGACCAGTATTCTTAAGTGGATATAATGAAATTGTTAGTGGTAACTTGGAAGAACTGAGCAAACTCTAATGTCCGAGATGGACACACGCAGAATGGCAATCGTCATGCAATGCTTTGATAAATTACCCAAAGAATTGCGTGAATGGATTGCCAATTTGCATTTTAGCCTACATGATGATCACATTCTTCGTGGTTTAAAAGATGTAGAAAACGCCAAAAAATATGTAGAGTCCAATCAACCCATCATATATAAAAAGGGTAATGGGCAAAACTAACTTAATGTTAAAACATTTTTTCGGTAAAAATAATCAAATTCGCTTTAGTTGCATGGAAGAAGATTGGGATATTATCCCAAAACCATACCCAAGCAAAAAGTTTATACCCGATTGGTTTAAAGCACTACCAATGCGTATAAACAATGAAGAAAAGTTAAATGGTAGCACTGTAAAACGTTGTGTTCCATTCCTTGATGCAATGACTGTTGGTTATATTATACCACTGGCTGCAGATATACAGTTTACTACCAATGATGATGCTAGTGGATTAGAATACTTCAGTAAATTTTATAAAGATATAGTAGGAACTCACGGTAAAAATCAAATTACAAGTGAGCGTGTTCCTAATCCAAAAGAAAATTTTCCTCCTATGAAGTTTATAAATTATTGGAAAATTAAAACACCGCCAGGTTGGAGCACACTTTTCATACCACCTATAAATCGTGAAGAATCAAGATTTACGTGCATTGGTGGTTTGGTTGATACAGATGTGTATGATAACTTTATTAATTTCCCATTCTTTTTCAATCAACCAAATTTTACGGGTATTTTAGAAAGTGGAACACCACTTGTTCAAGCAATACCAATCAAGCGAGATAGTTTACTAACAAGCAATATTGTAGAAGTTTTTTCTAAAAAAGACTATGCAGAACTTGAAAAAACGCAAAAACAATTAAAAACTCATGAGAGTCATTATCGTGATAATCTCGTAAGCAAAAAGTAATCCATAAACCGATAAATAATGTTAAACAGGTTTTAAAATATGTCATATACATTAACCGTAGTCAACCGCACACCAATTACCATTCAAAATGGTGCAACCGATAGTTCAACAAGTTTAACTCTTGTTGGTAAAAACTATCCAAATTATGGTCAAATAATTGAACAAGATTTAATTAATATTATGCAGAATTTTGCTGGTCCTGCACAGCCAGTAAATCCCGTAACTGGTCAGTTATGGTGGAGCACAACTAGCAATAACCTACAAGTTTATAATGGAACAACTTTTAAAACCATTGGCGGTGCTACAGTTAGCACAAGTGCACCAACAAGTAGTAGTATTGCTGGTGATTTGTGGTATAAGAGTGATGATGCTCAACTCTATCTTTATAATGGTAGTAGTTGGTTGCTTATTGGTCCAAGTTATACAAGTTCACAGCAACAAACAACTGCCACGGCATTAACAATTACGGATAATACAAGTTCAACACATACTGTTTTAGCTTTCTATGTTGGAAATACTTTAACTGGTATTTTAAGTAAAGATGCCACATTTACGCCACAAAGTCCAATTACTGGTTTTGCAACTATTCTACCTGGTTATAATGTTAACTCAACTATTTTTGCTGGTAATATTACAATCAGTGGAACAATTATCCAAAACGCACAACCTTATATTACAAGTCTTGGAACTTTAACTGGATTGACTGTTGCAACTCCGATTGTTGGCAGCGTTCTTTATAATGCAAACACTGTTACATATGCTACACAGTCAAATATCACAAGTGTAGGAACACTAACAAGTTTAACCAGTAGTGGAACAATTACAGCACCTAATGTCAACAGCACGTTCAATGGTGCTATTGGAACATTAACACCTAATAGTGCCGTGTTTAGTCGTGTTATAGAAAACGTTAATGTTGTTGGCAGCGTAGGTTCAACTTATACTGTTGATTGGAGTGTAAGTGATGTTCATACAATTACATTAACTGCAAACTGCACACTTTCATTCAGTAACCCACCACCAAGTGGTAAAGCACAAACTGTTACAATTGTAGCAACACAAGGTGGTAGTGGAAGCTATAATCTTACATATCCAGCATCTGTTCGTTGGAGTTATGGTCAGGCACCAGTACTAACACCAACTGTATCATATCGTGATGTTATATCATTCATCACTTATGATGGCGGTAGTTCATATCTTGGTGCTTATAGCATGGCAAATATCGCACCTTAAGGATAAAATATGTCAACAATTGCAATACCTTTAGCTAACAGATTTGAATATGACAACAATTTTTTAGTAGTGTTAGATGGAAGTCATGATGAGATGACCATCTCTAAAAAGTCACATGACCCTAAAGTAATTGGCGTTACTACTGATTATAGTAATGCTGAAATAGGACTTTGTGATTTTGGAGAAAATCCACATCGCCTTGTTGCTGTTAGTGGTAGAATTGGTTGCTATGTTCAGGGTCCAATTAGTTTTGGTGACTGCGTTGTTACCAGTAATAAAGAAGGCATCGGACAAAAACTTGACCAAACAAAATATGTTCCTGGTTGCATTATTGGTAAATCTCTTGCCAACATTACAGATAGTAGTACACAATTAATTGAAATTGTAGTAACAGCATCATAAATACCATGTGGGAACTTTAAGACATGGCATATTCTAGTGGTGGTTTAATCGAAGTAACAGACTTTAACACTCGTGTAGCGAGTGTGAATCAGCTATGGGGAACAGGGTCTGGTAGTTATGGTTATGGACAATCTTCAACGGTTGCAACCAATAGTGCTGGTGTCGTAGTTCCTGCTAGTGATTGGGCTACCCTTATTGCTCGTATGAGTAGTATGCAACAACACCAATTTAACAATACTACTGGTATTCCTTCACAGCCAACAAGCGGTAGTATTATAACTTATTTGAGTGCAGTTGATACTGCAATTACAAGTTTACAAAATAATCGTTTTACAGGTTATGCATATAGCGCAACTACAGCCTATGCATCAACTAGCAATGCATCATCTTGGATAAGTGCATCAACCAAGACGTGGACAATTGCATTTGCAAGTGATAATAATGCTCGTTATTTCTTCAATGCTGGCGGAACTATACAACTTGTTTCAAATGGTAATACGTTGTCACCTACTACTTGGAACAGTTTTGTTAATACTGGATTTACAAGTTTTAACATTTATGCTGGTTCATCGTTGCACAACGGAACAGTTGGTACATATACTCGTGGAACATATTTGAGCACCAGTGGATTTTATCAGTTAACCTCTACACCAGCAACATACCTTTCAATGACTGAAACTGGTACTGGTAACACTAACTATAATAATAATCGTATCGATGTGAATATTAGTTATAATGGTACTGGTACTATTACTATTTCCTTGGTGCTAACTGATGCTGACCCTAATACTTTTGGTTATCAAGTTACTGGAACATCTGTTGCTTATATTAACATTGCCTATCCAGAAACAACTTATCTTACAAATACTTGGGGAACTCCAACTACTACTAATACGGTTAACAACCAAGCATAATTTGACAACACTTAACTAATCTGTTATACTTCTCACATGAACACAGAAGAATTGCGTGATGCAGCCAGAGTAGCGTATGACCGTGAACTGGCAAAACAAAACATCAATACTGCCATTGAATCACGAATGACCGTGAATTATAATGGCGGTATGTTTATTGTAACCCAAGAACTTATTGCTTTCTTACATTCATGGTTTGGACCAAATTGGAAAGATTGGGATGGTGTAATTTTTATGATGGATGCATATGATGTCCCCGTCAAGGTTGTTCCGCATGAACTGTTATATATTTGTCAGCGCCGTTGGTGGGAAGTCATGAACGAGTTTGCCGCAGAATACGAAGAGTTTACGAAGATTCGTAATGCCAAACAACTCTAAAGGTTGCCTTATTGCTGCTTTTGATAATGAGAACTATATCTACTTTGATATGGCAATAATAGCGGCTAACCGTGTTGCTAAACACCTAAACATTCCTGTTACTATTGTAACCGATAGAATAGATGGTGATATTGGGCAACACAGACGCATTCTTGTTGAAAAACCTGGTGGTAATTGGCGTACACAAAATGAAAAAGATTATACTTGGCGCAATCTTGTTAGAACAAGACTTTATGATTTAAGCCCATATGATAGAACGTTAATCATTGATGGTGATTATTTTTTATGCACACCTAATCTTCTGCCGCATCTACATTGTAGCAAAGATTTTATAATGAATAAGCAAGTTTATAGTCCCGTAAATCGAAAGACAGAAACATTTAAACTTGGTAATACGCAGATTGATATGTATTGGGCAACCGTTTGTATTTTTAATAAATGCGACGAATCACATCGTATATTTGAAATGGCTAAACACGTTCAAGAACATTATCTATATTATAGTGAAATATATGGCTATCGTCGTGCTCCAATTCGTAATGATTTTATATTTTCTGTTGCGCTACATCTTATGGGTGGATATGGTATGCGAGATTATGGTTTTAAAAATTACCCACTTATCAACTGTGATGCACAAATAGACTATGAACGATTTGAAGATGATAAACTTGTTTATCGTTATATAACTGATAAAGTGTATGCAAATAGTATAAGTGGTGTTGACCTACACCTAATGAACAAGGATCAATTTTAATGAGCAGTGGTTATCTTTGTATCGCACAGAATAACGGTGATGTAGATTATTTACGGATGGCATATCTACAAGCCTTAAGTTGCAAACTTACACAGAGTCTAGATAATAATTTTGCCGTTATAGTAGATAAAGAAACGCATGAACAAGTAACAGATGCACATCGTGCTGTCTTTAATGATATTATCGTGTTAAAGCATGACCTTGCTCAAAATAGCAAGATCAAGATGCAGAATGAATGTCAAGTATTTGCTTATAGTCCATATAAAAGCACGATTAAAACAGAATGTGATATGTTATTCACAACAGATTTAAGTTGGTTATGGAATACCTATTCACAATTTACATATAGTTTTACACAAAGTGTTTATACCTATGATGGTCATGTAATTGATAATCGCAAATATCGTCAGCAATTTGATGAAAATCTAATGCCAAACATATACAGTGCTTGGACTTACTTTACCTATGATATGGCATGTAAAGAAGTATACGACACTATGCGTTTTATCATAGACGACTGGGATTATTATCGTGACAATTATCTTGTCAATTGTCGGTATGATGAACCACGCACTGATGAAGTATATGCTCTTGCGTTAAAAATATTAGATATAAAACCACGTGATACTGGATTTGGTTTTGTGCATATGAAATCTGAATTGCAGCATTGTCCAAGCAAACAACCTTGGCAAGAACAATTACATTGGGATATTCAACCTGATTTTATTCCAACGATTGGGCATTATAAACAATCAAGACCGCTACATTATGTTGACAAAACCTTTTGTAATGATGAGTTATTGGATAGATATGAGTATGAATTTAACGCCAGAAGAAGTTGAATGGTGGGCTGAGTTTGAGCGTGAACTTGCCAAGATGGTGCAACCAAATGATCCTAACCCACCACCTAAACCTATTTTTGCATCACCAAAGTTTCCAACACAAATTGTATTGAAACGTGGTGGAACAAGTTATTATACGTTGCATGATGATTATCAGTTTCCAGTAAACGCTGGTTATCCCAATGCACAAGGATGGAAAAGTGTCTGAATTAGTTGATATTAGTGAATTAGATTGTATCTTTTTAAGTTACCACGAACCAAATGCTGATGCAAATTGGTCGTATGTGCGTTCATTTGCACCATGGGCAAAGCGTGTTGATGGTATAGAAGGCAGTGATGCCGCACATAAAGCAGCGGCGGCTGCTAGTGAAACAGAACGATTTATTCTTATTGATGCTGACAATCTACCAAACCCAGAGTTCTTTAATCAACAATTGCGTATAAATCATCTTAATGATGATTGCGTATTTCGTTGGAGAGCAAAGAATATTATCAATGGTCTTTGCTATGGTAACGGCGGTATTAGTAGTTGGACAAAAACATTTGTCAATAATATGCGAACTCATGAAGCAACAGATGGCAGCAATCACACTGCTGTTGAGTTTTGTTTTGATGACAAGTATTGGGCAATGCATGATGTGTGGAGCACAACCGATCCAAATGGCAGTCCACAACAAGCATGGCAAGCAGGATTTCGTGAAGGTGTAAAATTATGTTTAGATCGTGGTCGTCGTCCTACACCAGAAGAATTTGAAACAGCTACTTGGCACGGCAATCGTGCTAACCTTGTTATTTGGTGCACTGTTGGTGCGGACGTAGAGTTTGGTAAATGGGCAATAATGGGTGCTCGTCAAGGTGCGCATATGACCATGTTTGTTGATGAATGGGATTATCGTGAAGTTCGTGATTTTAAAAAACTTGATAACTTGTGGCAATATACAATAGATGATGGTTTGCAAAGAAGCGAACAGTATGCAAATATATTGCGTAAACGTTTAAATCTTGATATTATAAGCATGTCTCCTGAACAAAGTTCTTGGTATAAGAAACATCAGCGAGCATACCAGAATATTGATATTATGTTACCAGAAAGAGATGTGGGAAATGTCATCCGAAGTGCTGCTAGACAACTCTGGTGATAGTGCCACAGTTAACGAAGATAAAACGTTAAAGAGTGATTTTTTATCTGCTGCTGAAAAGATGCAACAGAAACTTGGACCTGCTCTTTGCCTTGCAAAGTGGCAGCAAACAAGTTTACATTTAACAACTGGTCATACTAACAGTTGTTATCATCCACCACTACATAGGATTGATGCCAATGAGTTACAAGATAACCCCAGTGCGCTCCATAACACCGTACATAAAAAGACCCAGAGAGCAAGAATGCTTGGTGGAGAGAAGCCAGAAGAATGTTCATATTGCTGGCGTGTTGAAGCCACGGGAAACTTATCCGACCGACATTACAGAAGCGGAGAACCTTGGGCTGCTGAGAAGTTTGATACAATTCTGGTTCAAGACCCCTTAACATGGAATGTTAATCCAAGTTATGTTGAAGTAAACTTTAATAGTGCATGTAATTTAAGTTGTTCATACTGCAGTCCACAGTTTAGTAGTTCATGGATGAAGGAAATAAATGATCTGGGTGCTTATCCTACCTCTAATAATCATAATAGTCCTGCTTATTTTCGGGGTGATCGTAAACCTATACCGAATCGGGAAGATAATCCTTATGTTGATGCGTTCTGGCGATGGTGGCCCGAACTCTACCCCAACTTAAAACATTTTCGCATGACAGGTGGCGAGCCGCTTATGGACCGCAATACCTATCGTGTATTTGATTATGTGTTGGAGAATCCAAAGAAAGATTTACATCTTAATGTGACTAGTAACTTTAGCCAAGATGAATATGTGTTTGACAAGTATCTAACTTATGTTAAACACATGTGTGGTAACCATGTGCTAGAGCATTTCATGCAGTTCGTTTCTATCGACGGATACGGAGAACGTGCTGAATATGCTCGCCATGGTCTTGACTTTAAACTAATGCAGTCCAATGTTGAGCGGTTCTTAGAAGAAATATCAGGTCGTAACAGCATAACTTTTATCATTACGATGAACGTGTTAAACATTACAAGTTTTCAAGAATTGATGCAATGGATTCTTGAACTTCGTTCCAAATACAATACAACATATCAACGTATTTGGTTTGATACACCGATATTGCGTGAACCAGCATGGCAGTGTATTGATATACTACCAGAAAGTTATACTTGGTTCTTGCAGAATATTGTTCATTGGATGCAACCACAGTTAGAAACAGTTGATACAAGATTTAACGGGTTTAAAGATTATGAAGTAACCAAACTACAACGTGTTGTAGATTGGATGCATGAACATCGCCGTGAAGATAATAAAACTCAGGCAGATTTTTATCGTTTCTTTGATGAACATGATCGTCGTCGTAAAACTAATTTTTTACAAACCTTTCCAGAAATGGTAGAGTGGTATAATAACTGTAAGTATTGGGCAGATAATGCGAAGTAAGCAACCAGAAGAATCTTTTTTAGAATATAAACAACGTGTGCTTGATACTAAGAGTGCATCTTTTTGTGGTGCCAAATGGTATAATGCTACTATCTGGTTGGGTAGTGGACAAACAACAAGTTGCCACCACCCACTGCCACATCAAGTAAGTGTAGAACAAGTATTGGCTAATCCTGCTTCTCTTCACAATACTCCTGAGAAGAAAGAACATCGTCGTCTAATGCAGCAAGGTAAGCGTCCAAGTGGTTGTGAATATTGCTGGCGTATTGAAGATAGTAGTTCAACGGCTATCAGTGATCGTCCTTACAAAAGTATGATATATAGTGAAGAAGAATTAAACACAGCATTTCAATTACCGAGTGGAACTGACGTAAACCTTCGCACATTGGAGATAGCATTTGATCGCACTTGTAACTTTGCTTGTAGCTATTGTAATCCCGCTTTTAGTACTACTTGGGTTAAAGACATTAAAAATAATGGACCATACAATAATTTGGTTAGTGATGGTCGCAATCATTTTACCCATTTACATGATTCTTCTCAGCTATATGGGTTTACTGATACAAATCCATATGTAGAAGCATTCTTTAAGTGGTGGGAAACCGACCTATACAAGACACTGCGTGAATTACGCATAACTGGCGGTGAACCTCTCATGAGTGGACACACCTGGAAGCTGCTTGATTGGTTTAAAAACAATCGTGGTAAGAGCCAAACTAAACTTGCTATTAACAGCAACCTTGGTCTTGAACAAGAAAAACTTGTAGAGTTTGTAGATAAGATTCGTGACTTGCCGCATGTAGAAGTTTATACAAGTTGTGAGGCATTTAAGGATCAGGCTGAATATATTCGTGATGGTTTAAATTATTATCAATGGTTTGATAATTTAGTTTACCTTCAAAAAAGTGGTGCGGTCAAACAATTACACGTTATGGCAACTATCAATGGATTGTGTTTGTTATCTCTGCCAAGATTTCTTGAACACATGATGGATTTTAAAATGGGTTATGGTCGTGATAGTTTAACTATTACACTAAACATTTTACGTTTTCCAAGTTTCCAAAGTCCAGTTGTAATGCCATATGGTATTAAAGAAGAATGTGCAGTTGCACTAGAAAAATTTTTAGAACGTCACGAGCATGGAAGTTATTTGCACCAAATGGAAATTGAACATGTCAAAAGATTAATACAATACCTACGCACGGCAACTATTCCACACGATGGTGCAAGTCATAATGATGTTTTAGAAAAAGATTTTAAAAATTTCTATGAACAATATGATTCTCGTCGTGGTAAAGATTTTATAGAAACATTCCCTGAATTAGAATATTGGTATAATGGCATATAATTATAACGGTAAAGAACCAATCAACATTGCTATTGAAAAACTAACAGATTTTCAAAAACATTTGATATTTGAGAACAAATCATTTTGCATGTATCCATGGATTCACCTTCATGCTTTTCCAACAGGAGAAGCATATCCTTGTTGCAATACTGAAATGCCTGAACTTGTAGGCAATACTCACCATAATACATTAGAAGAAATTTGGCATAGTTCAAAGATGCAAGATGTTCGTGCAAAAATGCTTAAAGGTGAGGCTGTAAAGGGTTGCACACGATGCTACGAACAAGAAGATAACGGTTTCTTTAGTATGCGCATGAGTGCTAATAAACATTTTGGGCACCATATTGCACTTACTGATAATCCTACGCCGCCAATGAAAATGATTTATTGGGATATACGTTTCAGTAATTTATGTAATCTTCGTTGTCGCAGTTGTGGCCATATTTTTAGTAGTAATTGGTATGATGATCAAGTTAAACTTGCTGGTGAAGATTGGGCAAAAAACAATACACGTATTAACTTTGCTGGTCGCAGCGAAGATGATATTTGGAATCAGCTTGAACCACAAATTGATAACCTCGAACAAGTTTATTTTGCTGGTGGCGAACCACTTATCATGGAAGAACATTATCGCTTGCTTAAAGAACTCATCAAGCGTGGTCGTCACGATGTTCGACTTATATATAATACTAACTTTACACAAACAGTTTATAAAAAAACTAATGTATTTGAACTATGGCGTGAATTTAAAAGTGTAAGTGTTGGTGCAAGTTTAGATGCGATGGGTAAACACGCTGAGTATATTCGTAAGAATACCGTATGGGCGGATGTTGAACGCAATCGTGAAGAAATGTTAAAAATATGTCCACGGGTAGATTTTTATATTAGTCCTACATTGAGTATTATGAATGCACTACACTTGCCAATTTTTCATCGTGATTGGGTAGAACGTGGGTTTTTAAAACCGCAAGATTTAAATATTAATATATTGCAAGACCCACCCCACTATCGTATTGACATATTACCATTCCAATACAAAGTAGATATACAAGAAATGTATTTGGAACATATTGATTGGCTTAAACCCCAAGATCACCTTAAACGAGCAACAACTGGATTTGAAAGTGCTATCAACTTTATGATGGCAGATGATAAGAGCAATCTAATACCCAAGTTTGTAGAAAAAACTATTCAACTAGATAAAATACGTAGCGAAAACATTTTAGAATACATACCTGAAATGAGATATATCTATGAATAATTTATGCATACTTCCATGGATAAGTTTGGAAACAACACCACTTGGTCAAATGCGTGTATGTTGTTTGGCAAATGACAATATTAAAGATGAATATGGAAATGATTTGCTTATAGAAAATACCACTTTAACCGATGTTTTTAGTGGCGACTATATATTAAATCTTAGAAAATCTTTTATAAAAGGTGAAAAACCAGAAGTATGCAATCGTTGTTGGAGTGAGGAAGCAAGCGGCCGCACTAGTAAGCGACAAAATAGTTGGCATCGTCTTAATAATTTAGTTCAGCATATTGATTTTAGTAATCCAGATAATGGTGATTTAATATTTCTTGACTTGAAACTGGGAAATATTTGTAATCTTAAATGTCGTATATGTGGCAGTTTTAGCAGTTCAAAATGGGCACAAGAAGAAATAGAAATTAATAAAAGTTATCAAAGTAAATATCATAGACCAGCCAATGATTTTTTAAAACAGGGACAATGGCCCCGTAAAGTAGATGCATTTTGGGAAGATTTAAATAACATATTGCCACATATTCGTTATCTTGAATTTACGGGCGGTGAACCATTTCTTATTTCAGAACATTTTGATTTTCTACAAGCAGCAGTTGATGGTGGATATGCCAACAATATAGAAATTCATTATAATACAAATGGCACTCAATTTCCTCAACATGCTACCGAAATATGGAAACATTTTAAAATAGTTGAAATTGCACTGAGCATTGATGATATGGGACCACGGTTTGAGTATCAACGATATGGTGCAAATTGGAATGTGGTAAATGCCAATCTAACTAAATTTAGGCAGTTGCGAGATGAAAATAAAAACATTGTGCTGCAGTTATGTTTAACAGTAAATGCTCTTAACTTTTATTATGTAGATGAGATATTGCGCTGGGTTCCGCATCAAATGTTTAACTATCATTATCTAAATGTAGTTCATGATCCTCCGCATTTTTGTGTTAAGAATTTAAATAGTGTTGCTAAAAAATTAATTACCGATAAGCTATCAATGGCAGATATTCCGCCTATTTTTTATGATGAAATAAAAAATTTGATTCAGTTTATGAACAGCGGAGATGGAACAGATTGCTCTTATCTTAAACAAGTTTTGCGAGATAGTGATAGATTTCGCAACCAACATCTAAAAGATTATCATCCAGAGTTAGCGGCGGCAATTGGCTATGAATGATTTTTGTTTAGCACCATGGACGCACACGTATATTTCGCCACAAGGCGAGCGCCGCTTATGCTGTGCTTCTCGTGAGTCTGCGCAAAATTTTAAACAGTATATTGACACGGCTGGCGGCGATGGACAATTTAATCCGCTAACATTGAAAGAATGGTGGAATGGCGAACATATTAGAAGAATTAGAAAAGAATGGTTATCTGGAGCAGTCCCTAAAGAATGTGAAGTATGCGATAAAAAGTTACTTAATACTTCTGTTTATCGGGATTACTTTGCTCATCTCTTTGGTCACTTACGGGGGGATATTATATCTTCTACTGACGATGAAGGTTATACAACCCTAGAACCAATCTCTTGGGATTATCGTTATAGTAATGTATGCAACTTCAAATGCCGCATGTGCGGCGATATGTTGAGTTCGGCATGGGAAGTTGAAGTTCGTAAAAACAATATGGTTGATTTAACCAACCCAAAGAATCATTGGATGCAACCAAAGAACCGCCATGCTATTCGTGACTTTACTCGTGATGTGGTTATACCAGAGTTCAAACAAGCCATTGAAAACAAAAGTGTACGTGAAATATATTGGGTAGGTGGTGAACCGTTATTATATGATGAACACTGGACATTCATGCGCCGCATCGTTGAGTTAGGTTACGCAGATCAAGTTCGTGTGCGTTATAATACTAATTTAAGTTATATAAAAGATAAAGATGGAACACTTTGGGATTTATTACAGCACTTTCCGCATTGGGAAATATGTGCAAGTTTAGATGGAACAGGAGAAATCGGTGAGTATATTAGAACTGGTCTTGATTATGATATGTTTTTACAAAATTTTAGATACGGCGTTGAACAGTCACGACATCCTCGCCAGATGCGTATCGACTTTACTCTTACTACCGTTGGGCTATTTGATTTGGAAAATATCATCAATCTTGCTGATGAACTAAATGTAGAACTACTAAGCAAAGTTGTATTTGCTTTCTCTCCTGACATACTTCTCAGCCCCCTAGCACTGCCTAGAACAGTCCTAGAACCACTTCTAGAGGGTATACAGAGTCGTATTAAGCCGCTCATCACTCGTCGCACACAAAGTTTATGGGATGTACTAGAACATCTTAAAACTCGTCCAACATTTGAAGAACAGTTTCCTGATACCTATAAACAAGAAGCAATTATAGGCAAGGCACATCTTTTAAAATTGGAATCTATTCGCAAAGATGCTAAAATAAAAATAAATGACATCCTAACTGGCGATGTCTTAGATTGGTGGAATAATATATGACTGTTGTAATGACCCTTCGTAATCCTTTAGATAAAACGGATGTATTTCCTGTATTCATTGAACCCAATGATACACAGCTTGCCAAAGACTGGGAAGTGGCACTTAAGAATGAATTACAAAAAAATAGTGAACTCGAAAAAAATTATTGTTGGCACGGTTGGCCAAAAACGCAACGTAATCTACAATATCTTTCAGAACAACTTGTTAAACACACTACCCGTATTAACGATTTTAATGATACTGGAGTTTGGCAATCAGCAGGTCTTAATTCGTATTCTATTAGAACTAGATATACCCCAGATGATGTAATGTTGCCTTTTACTGGCATCAATGAAATAGGAAAACAGGGTGGTGGTCCAAATCATGATGTTATGAATGTTGTTCATAATTATTTTGAACATTTGCAAGGAACTGTTGAAAATTTAAGTTCATATTATAAATTAGCAACACCAGAAGTAAAATATAGTATACGGCAAATTAACAATCTTTGTCATGAAATTGAATCACTGTGCTTGAGTCTTCGTAAAGAACGATATGCTCCCGATTGGGTTCGTCCATCACAAATAACGACATTCCTAAATGCCAAGCGATATAATCTGACAGATGAGCATCGTAGTGGTTTTTTAACAAATGGCTATGATAGAAAATTTGGGCATGTATACATGCATTGGACACAGATCGGTAAAACTCTTATGGAAGTATTTCGTGATGAAGGTGCGCCTCAATTAGACCAAGCAACATGCGATGCTATTACACATTTACAATATTATAGTGGTGAGTTTGATATTGAATGGGGTCGTGATGTTTGCTATGGCAAACATGAATGGCACACCAAAGAAGTTGATGAGTTTAACGCATGGTTACAGCGAGAGGGTTATGATTTAACAGACATCAATCTAAGTCTTGGATATCTTGAGATTGGTAAGATTGATTTTGAAATGAGTTTTGGAACAACAGATGTTGCCGAAATTTGGAATATCATGAGTAACTATCTAGATATCTATAGTCTTGAAGTTGATGGTGAACATGCAATATATGATTATAGTTGGACAGATGAAGACCATGAACAGCGCCAAATTAATTATTTGATGCCTGGTTACAATAGTCATGTTTGATATAGTTTGGTATGATTATAATGATGGCGATATTGAGAGTTTAATCACAAAAGCCAAACAGTCTAGCAAAACAGAATATGTATGGCTTGCACATCGTCAATTAGATTATACAAAATTTAATTTTCGTTGGATGCCTAATCGCCATCAATTGCAATACAAGCATGCTTGGCCTAGCCACAATAATCCACAGCATTATACTACATGGTTGATACCAACGGATAATGATAACGGAACTGTACACCATGATAACATGATACCCACAATTGATACAAAGTATTATGATACATGTTTGTTGAATACGAGTAGTTTTGATAATCCACATTCAGTTGATTTCCAAGTTCATCTAATAACAACTATGCAATCGGCAATCGATAGTGCAGTTAAAAAATCTACAAAACCATGGTTATGGATTATTGCAGATTGTTGTGAATATGAGGAATTTAATTTTAATTGGCTACCAAATAACCATGAAATGAACTATGTTCATTGTTGGCCAAGTGGCACATGTGAAAAAGGTGATACATTTTTAATTAATGTGGATGCTTATAAACGTGGTGAGCGCAACTATAATTTTAATCATGAACCTGTAAAACGTAAACGTTGGCCAAATATTAAGATTACCCATGATAGTTTAGCGCAAGAATTAAAAATAACACCAAGAAATAATTCAATATACACAGTTTATTCAACCACTGGATTTATAGATTATCCAGATATTTGTTTATGGGAAAAACGTCCAGTCGTAAGTCTTAATAAAAACAATAGCACTGTTCTTGTTCCAAGAGATTGTATCGTAAAAGATGAACTATATGAATATCCACATTTAATGAATTATACTGAATATGGTTTCAATAATCTAAATGATATTATTTTTATAAGCTATGATGAACCAGAAGCAGATGCAAACTGGAATAAATTAATAAACAAGTTTCCTCACGCCAAACGAGTTCACGGCGTCAGTGGTATGGAGAACGCACTTAAGGCGGCGGCAACTGCTTCTGATACGCCATACTTTTATGCTGTATTTGCCAAGACTGAAATTCATCCAGATTTTAATTTTGACATTGGTGCTGACTATTGGCAGAAACCTAAACATTATATCTTTTATAGTGAGAATACAGTCAACGGATTACGTTATGGGCACATGGGTATCATATTATACAACCGCAATATGGTATTAAATGCGCCGCCATTTGGTGAGTTTGGTACTGATTATACATTGAGTTTCGACCATGAAGTAGTGCCCATTGTTTCTTGCTATGGTTCTTTTGATGCATCACCATATCATACTTGGCGTACAGCATTTCGTGAAGCACACAAGTTAAGTGAATTTAATGATACAAAAACATGTATAGAAACACAATATAGATTGCATGTATGGTGCACAAAATCCCAAGGCAAATATGCTGAATGGTCAACACGTGGTGCTAATGATGGCGCAGAATTTTATAAAAATAATAAAGACAATAATGAAACAAGACGCAATACATTTCGTTGGGAATGGTTGCGTAATTACTTCAATGAATTATACGGAAACATCAACTAAAAATTGTGCGATATCCAGATAATCTGCAATTCTTCTTGCATAAGTTAAATCGGTATCTGGTTTTTTACGTTCTGTTACGCACTTAATAAAATGTTCAAGTTCATTTTGTAATGGGTCTACGTCAGATTTCCAATGCCAAGTTTCTTTAACTTCATCAACAATTAACTTGCCATCATTAACGGTATTTTTATGAATGATTAATGTTTTGGTATCATCATTCCATACGGCTTGCGCTATATCACCAATAACAGTAACTTCACGTTTACGTTCAGGATGCGCCCAACCTACATCAATTTGCCAATTGGTTCCGCTTACCATTACACGATCATGCTTTGGACTACTACTATTATATTTAAAACCATGTGCTCGTCTAACATGTAAGTCGCCTAACAGATAATCTACAATTGTAAAATCATGTGGTGCTAAACTTAATAGCGGCGTTGTTTTAGTTTGATAAATTCCAAGATTGGTGCGGACACTACTAACAAATTGTATGTTACCTAGTCGTCCTTCGTCCACAATAGATTTTAATTTATGTAAGATTGGATTATACATATAAATGTGACCAACCATAACAATATTATCTTTGGTTGCTTTAACTAAATTGGCTATTTCATCATAGTTTTCAGCAGCAGGTTTTTCAATATAAACATCATTACCACGATGAATAAGTTCTAGTGCTTGCTCATAGTGATCCCATAGCGGTGTTGCTAACATTACTGGATCATCGGTATCAATATCACTAATCGTTTGCCCATTTTTAATATCAATGATAGCGCAATCTATTTGTAACTTTTCTAATTTAGCTGCAATCTTGCTGCCCCAATACCCGCTGCCTACAAGCCAAATTTTCATACTTGCCATTCCCAAATCTTGTTGATAATATAATCTTGTTGTGCTTCTGTCAGTGTGTGATAACACGGCAAACTTAAAATATGGTCACTAGCATATTCAGTTAGCGGCAATGGTTCACTGTATTTTTTAAATGCTGGTTGCATGTGGCACGGTATAGGATAATGAATATTAGTAGCAATACCATTTTCTTTTAAATATGCAGCAAGTTTGTCACGATTTTCTACTTCAATTACATAAACATAATAAACGTGATCACTGATGCCAGATTGTTTTGGTGTCTTTACAATTTTTCCCAATGCATCATCATATCTTGCAGCAACACGCTTGCGACCTTCGTTCCAACCTTTTAGGTATGGAAGTTTAGCAAGCAAGATGTTAGCTTGTAGATTATCAATTCTAGCATTGTAACCAACTTCTTCAAATACGAATTTGGTATTACGTCCGTGGTCACGAAACATGCGACAACGTTCAATTAAATCAGCACGACCCGCTACTGCACCTGCATCACCCATTGCACCAAAGTTCTTAATAGGATTAAATGAAAAGCAATTAAGGTCAGCTACATTCATAATAGCGGCACCAAAACTATGTGCACTATCATTAATTAAAAATAAATTATGTTTATTTGCTATTTTTCGTAAAGAATGTATATCACAACTTTGCCCATAAGCATCCATTGCAAGAATAGCTTTTGTTTTATGTGTAATAGCTTGTTCAACATCTTCTGGATGCAAATGATAAAAATCATCAATGTCAACCATAATAGGAGTTGCACCTACATTTACAATTGCTTCTACTGTGCTTACAAACGTATGGCTTGTGGTTATGACTTCATCTCCGCTACCAACACCACATGCTTTTAGTGCTACTTGTAGTGCTGTTGTGCAACTACCAGTGCTGGCTACTGCTGGCACATCAAGATATTCAGTAAGAGTATTTTCAAACTTAATAACATCTGGTCCAGTTATAAAACTATTGGTATCAATCGTATGAGCAATTGCAGCATCAATGCTGTTCTTTGCTTCTACATATTGTGATTGTAAATCTGTAAATGGTATATTCATTTAATAAGTTTCTGTATGCCATCTTCTAAACTAAACTTTGGAGTGTAACCAAGATATTGAGTAGCATTACGTGTATTAAGAGAACCACGTTTTGGCATATTCCATGGAATACCATCGCCATAAACAATTTGGCTTTGGGTATTGGTCCAGTCTTTAATAATGTTGATAGCATCTTGCAGTGTTCTTGCTTTACCATAACTTGCATTAGCAATAAAATTATGTGTGTCAAACATAGCAGCATTAGCTATAGCCTGTGCAGTATCTTCTACATATGTAAAATCAAGTGTAGCCTGTGGATCATCTACATGGATAGGTTCTTGATTTGCAGCAGCCTTTAACCATTTAGAGATAACACGATTGCCATCATCACGATTACCATATACAGCAGTAGGACGAATGATTACCCATTTCTGTGCGATAATTCTAACAAGTTTTTCACACATTTTTTTAGCCCTACCATAATCATTGATAGGTTTAAGTGGTGCATCTTCTACGATTTCACCGCTCCAATCACCATAAACCATACTGCTACTAACATAAACCATTTTAGCATTAGGATAAGCAGTCAGTAAATGTATGGTGCTTTGGACAGT